TGCCTCCGAATTGGCTCGAGCCTGATGATTTCACGTTTCCGAAAGAAACGAGATCCGCGACTCCAAGACCAAGGTTTGTGCGCGCATTTTCCGCTGTGTTCGCATTCGTCCCGCCTTTATTTACGCCAAGCGTCCCAGTCACCGCCGTGCTCAAACTCACATCTGTCAGCGTGCCGCCGAGCGTAAGAAATCCCGCCGTCGTGACCGTGCCTGTGAGCATGATGCCGTTGACCGTGCCCGTGGCCGCTACCGAGATAACAGTACCGCTGCCGCCGCCGCTGCCCGTAGTCCAAACCACGTCGGTCGCACCGTCATTGAGCGCGAGATATTTTGTCGCGTTTCCAGAGTAAAGCGGGAGCAAATTTTCGACGGCATCGCCAGTCGTCGAGGCTCCGGTGCCGCCTCTTTCAATGTCGAAAACACCAGCCGGATAAGCCCATTTTGTGTTTAAATTTGTGCCGTCGGTGACGAACGTCGAGACCGTTCCATTCCGATCAACGGAGCGGATCCAAAGATATCCTGCACCCAACAAAATCGAACCGGTAATAATTGTCGTATCGATAACGCGGTCGGTTTCAATGGTCGGAGAAATTGTAGCTGATGAAGTGTGAACTCGAACGTCGTATCCGACGACATTTGCTCCGGCTATCGCATCCCAACTTGACCTTGCGGAAGCCATCGCGATCTCGCCTTGGTAAATCACGGATGCAGAAAAACCAGCCGAGTTTCCAGCGTAGTGTGTGATCGAAGCAACGTCCACGATCGGAGGAGCCACGGGTGCTCCAATCGTCTGCTGCATCGTCGTGCTGATCGCACTCGGTACGTTATAAGTGGATACAGCGCGCGCTGCGAAATCGTAGACCTCGCCGACGGAAAGATCGTCGATTTGAAAGCTCACTCCACCGCTGTAAAGCACCGTGCCGATCAGGTAATTCGTCGCGCTCGAGCGCTTGTAAATCATCTCGAGCGATGCACCCAGAGTCGGCATCGCCGGTGCAGTCATTGCCACGCGGCCCAGCGCGGTGCCGTCGCTTGCAACGTAAGCGCTTTGAGAAATGAAGCTCGGAGCGTTGGGTGTATTTGGCGCCGTGCCGTCGTAAGTGCCGCCAACCGTCGTCGGAATCGCCTGCACAGAAGCCGCAAAACCGCTGACATTCTCGAGCGAATCGTAAGCGTTGATCCAATAAAAATACGTCGTGCCGATGGTCACCTCTGTATCGACGAATCGCGACGCGCGCACCTCGGCGATCTTGCTAGTGTTCGCGTTTGCCGGCGTGAGCGCTGTCGTTTGCCGATAAATTCCGTACTCGGAAAAGTCCGCCTCGGTGTTATCGGCCCAGTCGAGCGACACCGCTTTGCCCGTGCCGACGCTTGCGGTGAGTCCGGTCGGAATTGATGGAGCGGTCGTGTCTTTGGCGACAAGTACGCTCGCCGTCAGGTAGCTGGTCGCGACCTGAAAATATGATTCACCGAAGATCCGGACGTTGTACGTCAGACCGATTTTCACGTCGGAAGAAATGAAATCCAGCGTCTGATCTCCGCCGACTTTCGACCAGGTAAGATAAGTCGTCGCCGTGCTCTGCTTGTACTCGATCACGACCACTCCGCCGGCCTGCACAAACTCGTTTGCCGGCGCGCTCCACGAAACCTGTATCCGCGGAATCGCGGTGCCGTCCGCCTGAACCAGCTGCGTCGTGCCGTCCGCGGTGAGCGCAAGCGCGGTCGGAGCGGCCACGGAGAATGGATTCGGCAGCGTTGTCGTCGGTGTCGTGTCCACCACGATCTCGTCGCTGGTGCTCCAGTCGTACACGCTCGATGCCGTCTCTTTGAGCGTCATCTCAATTGCCAGCTGCGGTGGTTCTCCGCTCGCAACGAAAGTCCATCCGAGCACCTCGAACACTTTTGAGCTCCAGCCGAATTTTGCATTCGTGATCATCACCGTGTCGCCGGCGCGCAACTGCATTGCGTCGAGACGGAATCGCGCTCCCAGGGTGATCTCCTGCCGCGATCTGAAAAGCTCGATGCGAGCGATCCGTTGCGCCGCGCTGCTACTGGTCGTCATCGGCAGCGCCACGTCTCGCCAGAATTTTACTGAGTTGTCCTGGCTCACATAGGTCGTCGAACTTTGCGAAGGAAAGTCCGTCGGTTGCCATTCGCTTTTCGAGGAGACGAAAACACCTTTGACCGAATTGACGCGATCCCTCGAGCTGACCTTGGTCTGTATGTTTACCGGCCCTACAAAGTCGCTTTCGTCGAGCGTGATCGTCGGTATCCGGTAGCCAGCCGCGTAAGGCACGATTGATCCCGCTGAGTACGCAATGAGACCGCCCATCGCCGTGAGGAGCTTGCCGATATTCTCGTCCGGTGAGGAGCTGGTGAACAGCACCCCATTCGTCTCGTAGCGGTTTTCGTTCGTTGGTGTAGGAGTCACCGGCTTCACCTCTACTTGCTCGTCGCAGACATTAGCGGCCGCGGTAAATGCCGTGTTGTCGATCTCGCTCGAGTCCATGCCGAGACCGTAGGTCGCATCCATCAGGTAATCCCGCAGGCACAGCGCTGAATTTGCGGAGTACGCGGTGCCTAGAGTGCGCGGATCGTAGACTTTTTTACCCTTCACAATCGCGGAGATATTTGGGATGCCGCCGACCCAGATCTGCTCCGACCAAAGAAGCCTGACGTAAAGGTAAGCGATCCCGCGGAGCCGATGCGCTGCCGTCCATTTTCCGTTCGTGAGCCCGGACGTCGCGCTGATTAAATTTGTTTCCGCTGTCTGCGTAGATGCACCGAGCTTTTTGTAGATGTCAGCGTACCCGGTAAACCGTCCATTCGCCGCGCTGCCTGCTCCGGTCAATGCGAGTTCGTCGTTGAAATACACGTCTCCGATTTCCTCGACCTCGTGGCCGGCCAGCGCGATGACGAGATGCAGATATTCGTTTTTGGTGCCGGTCGTTGAAATGTAAACCATCACGCCGGAGACTTTCGTTTGCCCGTAAATAATCTGGCGCGCGGCGATCGGCGACCGGACCATCTGGGTGCGATCCGAGAGCGAAGCATCGGAGAAACTCGGTTGCTTCGGAGAGAGCAGCTTATTCGCGCCCATGCTCGCGGCCGTGATCGCCACGAACTGCACGACAGCAGCAACCGCCATCGCGACCTTAACGGAAATCGCAACTTTTAGAGCGAGAGTTGCCTTTAGAATTACCTCAGCGATTGCGAGTTGTGGCATGGTTAAAATCTCCAGCAGACGATGTCTCGTTCACCCTGCACCTGCACGAAGCGCAGTCCGCGCTCCGTCACAAATGCGCCCAGCGCTCCGATGCAAACGCCGAGCAAAGGACCGTGCTCAGAATCTCGAGCAACGATGTCGCCACGTTGCGCGTGCGACGGCGCCACGACGACCATTCCTTCAAGTTCTGCGGCCTTCCGGAAGACGCCAAGCACTCCGCCCTCACTTTGCAAAATGCGTGCCGCGGATAGCGCGGAATCGTATCTGCCGCGGTAGTTGCTCGCAATGTCGCGGCCGGTTGCCTCACGGATCCAATCGGCCGCGAATAAACAGCAATCGTGCTCTCCCCAGGCGAACGGCCGGCCGCGGCGCGTCTCGATGAAAGACGCAAGCAGCTTCGGCCATTGATCGGATCGCGTCATTCGTAAGCCATGACGGATGTCTTAGATCCGGCATCCCAGTTTGTGGCCTGCGTTTGGTTCGGGTTGCCCCAGTAAATCGCTTTTTCTTGAATATCATTCACGAACTCCAGACCGAGATCCGGCAGCGTGATCGAAGCGTACGTTGGATAAAATGTCTGCTGGTCCTCGTCAGTATAACGCACCTCCCGGGGACGTTTAAAATCCATCAAACGAGATTCCGCGGTCATCGTGATGTCCGCGCTCTGTCCGTCGTCGGAGATCTGCATCACGTCCATCCGGCCCGAGAACACGGTGACCGGTGACGAGACGAGCGTGCCGGCAGTCGGTGAGAGCGTCCCAAAAAGGATCGCGCACGTCCGGCCCTGGTACTGCTCGGTCAAAGCGATCGCGACGTTTGCCGTCGGAACACCGGAGATCTGCATTGAGATCCCGCGTGCCGCCAGATCGGTCGTTTCCTCGACTTGCGAGATATTGCCGAAAGTACCGAGCCCCAGGTAAGTCACGCCTCCGCTCGAGATGTTGCCGTATCCGGTCCAGAGATACACCGGAGTCGAGAATTGCAGACTCGCAAGGAGCACCGGAGAAAGTTGCGACGCGGTGACGTCGGAAACCATGTTGGCC